GTGGCTGTCGGACAGCCCCAAGCCGACCCGCAAGACCCTCGACGACGCCTGGCCGCAGGTCGAGCACGACCGGGCCGTCCACTTCATCGAGCAGCAGCGGCAGGCCCGCTACGAGGCCGAGACCGACCCGCTTTACTTCAAGGCCATGCGAGGCGAGGACGACGTCACCGTGGAGGACTGGAAGGCTGCCGTGGCCGCGATCCAGTCCGACCTGCCCTATCCCTCGGCGCCGTGATGGACTGGCGCGACAGCTTCCGACGGGCCCTGTGGACCTTCCTCGAGGCGTTTCTCGGCGTCCTCGCCGCCGCCCAGGCGTTCGCCCTCGAGGGCGCCGCCCTCCTGTCCGCGACGGCCGCCGGCCTCGCCGCGGCCATCGTCCCGCTCAAGGACTACGCCCTCCATAAGCGTCCCACGCCCAGCTGACCATGGACATGGTCCGCCGCTCCGCCTGGGGCGCCGCTCCACCCAAGGGCCGGCCCGTCAGCATCGCCGCCCCAGTCCGCTGGCTGTTCCTTCACCACTCCGCCGGCCACGACGGCGGCCCCGAGACCGTCCGCGCCATCCAACGCTTCCACCAGCAGGACCGCCAGTGGGCCGACGTGGCCTACACCTGGCTGTACAGCCCTCGGGACAGGGTGTTCTACGAGGGCCGCGGCCCTGGCGTCAGCGGAGCCCACACCCGCGGCTACAACAAGACCGGCCACGCCGTGTGTGTCCTGGGCAACTACGAGACCACGCCGCCACCCCTCCACGTTATCGACGACCTCGCGGAGTGGGCCGCTTGGCACAAGACCGCCGGCTGGGGACCCGCCGCCTACACCCCGCACCGGCAGGTCGGAGCCACGTCCTGCCCAGGCCGTTACCTGGTACAGCTCCTCGATCAGCTCAACGGCCTCGCCGCCGGCGACCGTCCCGAGCCCCTGGGCGACCCCGAGCCGGACGACGACCTCGAGGATGGCCTCGACGACGCGCTCGAGGAGCTGCTCCGCGTCCAGGACCGCGCCCTCGACTTCGACCCTGCCCTGGGCTACTGGGAACGGCGCCTAGCAGACCGTGAGGGCCGGCCGTGAGCCCCGACCTGGCCATGTCCCTGTTCGGCATCCTCGCCACCCTCGGCGGCCTCCTGTGGCGCCTGTCGTCACGCCTCACGCGGATGGACGCCAAGCTCGACAGGCTCGAGACCGAGAACAGGCAGCTCCGGTCGGACGTGCTGGCCCTACAGACCCTCCTGTCCATGCTCGTGGACAAGCGGACCAGGACACCGTAGGTTCCAGCCCGTCCGAGCCTGGGGAGGCACTCATGGACGAGCAGCAGCTCACGCTTGGCGACGAGCTCCGCGACCGCGGCATGGCCGTCGCCACCATCAACACACCGGCCGAGCTCGTCGAGCTCGTGGACCAGGCCATCGCGGTCTGCTCCGACCGGCACCCGCTGTTCACCGCCGACCACGTCCGCCAGCTTGTCGAGCTCGAGGTCGGCGACCACCCGCGCCTGTCCGCCGTCATCGGCGCCCGCATGAACGCCGCCGGCCGCCGCGGCGCGATCGCCGCGACAGGTCAGACCGTCAAGTCCAGCAGGCCGTCGGCACACAGCCGCCGGCTGCTCGTTTGGAGGAGGAGCTCGTGACCGTCATGGACTGGCTGGCCACCCTCACCGGCGCCCTGTTCGTCGCCTGGGTCGCCACCCTCGTCGCCATCATGATCGAGGACAGGCGCGCCCGACGGAAGGCCAGCTGGTACGACGACACCGTCGTATGGCGGGCCAAGGTCGCCGCCATGCGGCGCCTCGAGGAGCAGGACCGCGACCTCGGAGGTTCGGCATGAGCGGACCCAACCTCGAGGACTACGTCCCCGTCAACGAGCGGATTGCCGCGTTCATCGCCAAGCACCCCGAGGGCAGCCTTCGGCCACTGTGGCCCGACGAGCCCTACAGGGTCCTCGGCGAGGGGGACACCAAGTGGCTCGTGTACGGCGCCGCCGCCTACCGCTGGCCCGACGATCCAGCGCCAGGCGTCGGCCTGGCCTGGGAGCCCGTACCAGGACGGACCCCGTACACCCGCGGCTCCGAGCTCATGGTCGCCGAGACCTCCGCCTGGGGCCGCGCCCTGGCCGCTATCGGCATCGCCACCAACAGGTCCGTGGCATCCGCCGAGGAGGTCAGAAGCGCCCAGGAGCGCACGCAAGCGCGCACAGGCCGCTCACGCCCCTCCCAGGGGTCAACACCCTCGGGACAGGGCAACGCCCCGCAGAACGCGCCACAGCGCGCCGAGGAGGACACGACGTGGTGAAGCACTACTGGCAGCGTCATGAGGACTTCCGTGCGGCCATCCTGGCCGCCAGGGAAGCCCTGGACGCCGCAGAACGCGCCGAGGAGACCTACTACAGCGTCGTCGTCCAGCCGCACCAGCCCAAGGCCTACCGCATGTCCGAGCGGGAGCAGGCCGCCGCCAGGCTCGCCGATCGCGCCATCGAGGAGACCCTCGAGGCCGCCGGCCACCTCGCCGACGCCATCGGAGCCTGGTGGGAGCACCGCCGGCCGGACTGGACTGGCCGTGGCTGACCCATACGAGGACCAGCTCGACGCCGCCCTCCGCGAGCTCGACTACAAGCGGCGCGAGCTTGCCGCCGCCCGCGACGCCAACGGCCGGCTCACCTCGGCCATGGTCAGCGCCCAGCTCCGAGCCTGGCGCCTCGGCCGCGACATCGAGCGGCTGGAGCAGGAGCTCGAGCAGTTCGAGGCGCTCGTGGACAGCTACGCCGACAGCCAGCAGCAGCTCCTCGCCGCGCTCCGCGAGGCCAACAGGCTCACCGACACCTACGAGCAGCGCGTCACCCAGCTCAAGGCAGGAGGTTCGGCATGATCCAGCGCGGCCGCCGCCTTCCCTTCGTCGTCCTGCCCTGGGCCGTCCTCGAGCACAGAAGCCTCACAGCCACGGACGTGCTCGTGTACGCCACCATTGCCAGGTTCGCCGACAGTCAGACCGGCCAGGCCTACCCCTCGAGGGCGACCATCGCCGGCCTAGCCCGCTGCTCCACCTCGACCGTGGACCGCTCCATCGGCACGCTCGTCAAGGCCGGCTTCCTGTCCAAGCAGGCCCGCCGCACCAAGGCCGGCGACCCCGACAGCAACCTGTACCTCGTCCACGAGATCGCCGAGGCCGCCAACGGGGGGGTGGCCGCACCAGTGACGACACCCACCCGCACCAGTGACGACCAGGGTGGCCTCACCAGTGACGACCTAACTAGAACCAGTTCAACTAGAAGCAGCGAGGACACCGAGGACACGTCCAAGTGGTCCTTGCCACCCGACGACGTCCGCGCCACGCTGGCAGCCCTCGGCATAGGAGGCACCAAGTGAAGCTGGCCATGGCCGCCCTGTTCCTCACCGGCACGATCACCCTGGCGCTCGGCAACTACGACGACGGACCCGTCGTCCTCGAGCACGACCCCGACCAGCGCGCCGTCTGTGTCGGACAGCTCCTCGACCTCGACCAGGAGCCCCACACCTTCGGCACCATCGTCGGGACCCTCAACTACACCGACCGCTACTACGGCGGACCCTGTGCCGCCCTCGAGCACCGCCTTGCCCAGGGCTGGTACTAGTGCCAGGCATCCAAGGACAGGCCCACTTCACCCAGCTGCTCACACAGCAAAACGTCGCCTGGATGGACGACGCCGCCTGTGCGGCACGTCCCGACCTCGACTACTTCGACGACGAGTGTGGCCTCCAGGAAGCCGTCACGGTCTGCCACAGCTGCCCCGTCATGGACCGATGCCTCGACTACGCCATCGTCACGAGGCCGACCGACGGTGTGTGGGGTGGGCTGTGGGGCGACCAGCTCCAGGCCATGATCCGCCGACGGGTACCGTCCCGACGATGAGCAGCCACACAACAAGGGGGGGAAGGGGGGTCCGACAGCCCAGGAGGGGGGGTCACTCCCGAGCCTGGGAGCGCATCCGACAGCAGGTCCTCCAGCGCGACATGAAAGTGTGCCACCTGTGCGGAGGCGAGGACGCCGACTCCGTCGATCACCTGGTCCCCTGGGCCTGGGGGGGAACCGACGAGCTGTCGAACCTCGCCGCCGCGCACCGGAGCTGTAACAGCCGGCGGGGTGCCGCTTTTGGAGGACCCCCGCGGAC